GGCTTCATGGACGCCATCTTCACCAAGGTGGTGAACCTTGGCGCGGCGGCGGCCGAAATGCTGCTCAACGCCTGGCAGGTGCCGCTCCGGTTCATCTCCCGAGGCCTCAGCATCATCAGCGACGACGCTGGCGCGGCGCTCCAGGGCTTCCTGGACAACACCAAGGTCACCATCCCCCGGCGCACTGCCAGCGAGGCCGGGCAGGCGTTCGCGCGTGACTTTAGCACGGCCGCTGGCGACGCTCTCAACACCGACTACGTAGGCAACGCCATCGGGGCAGTGATGGACCGCGCGCGGCAGAATGCCCTCGCCAACCAGGACAATCAGCAGGGCGAGCTCGCTGCAGCCGGGGTCCGCCGTGTGACCGATGCGCTCGACGACAAAAAGAAGAAGACCAAGGAGCTCGAAGACGCTGAGAAGAAGGCCCAGGAGGCACTCAGGGCGTTCCTGACCGACATTGACCGGGAGATCGTGCTCCTGGGCTTGTCGAACCGGGAACGTGAGCGTCAGCAGATGCTGTATCAGCTGGAAGACCAGATGAAGCGGCAGCTGACCAAGAGCGAGAAAGAGCTCGTTGACGCCAAGATCGACGCCCTCCAGGTGGCGCGGGACCAGAAGTACCTGCGCGACTACGTGCAGGACCTTACTGACGAGAACAGCCTGCTACAGTACACCGGCCGGGAGCATGAACGACGGGCTGAGCTCCTCAAGATAGAGCGCGACCTCGGTCGCGACCTCACGGCTGCCGAGCGCGCGTGGCTCGATGGGCTGCTGCAGCAGAACCAGGCGCTGCGAGGCCAGAATGAGCTCCTGGAAGCCACCGTCGGCAAGCGCCAGGAGTTCCTGGACCAGATGCGTGACGCCCAGGCGCTGCTGCAAGACCCCAACAGCGGCTTCACCAAGAACGACGCCTTCGATCAGCTGATTGGAAGCGGTGAGCTTGGCCAGTTCTTCGAGGGCACCCAGGCTCAGCTGGACGCTCAGCTGGCACAGTACCAGACGTACTATGACCAGATCAAAGCTATGCGCGACGCCAACATGATCGACGCTCAGAGCGCCTCCCAGGCTCTGAACCGGGTCGAGCTCGCCATGCTCGAAAGCCGCCTGCAGAAGCAGCGCGACTTCTTCGGCACCTTGGCTCAGCTGTCCAAGTCGAAGAACCGGGAGCTTGCTGCGATCGGCAAGGCGGCCGCTGTCACCCAGGCGACCATTGACGGCTACCTGGCGGTCCAGAAGGCGCTTTCGCAGTTCCCGCCGCCGTTCAACTTCATCGCAGCTGCTGCGGTGGGCGCGGCCACGGCTGCCAACATCGCAGGCATCCTCAGCCAGAACGCCAGCTTCCAGACGGGCGGCTCGTTCAAGGTCGGTGGCTCGGGTGGCCCGGACAGCAAGATGGTGGCCTTCCGCGCCAGCCCCGGCGAGACCGTGAGCGTTGGCACCCCAACGCAGGTCCGCAAGGGCACGGGCTCGTTCGGCGAAGGTGGCCAGCAGGCCGCTCCCCAGGTCAACCAGCGCATCATCAACGTGCTGGACCCCGGCATTGTCGGCGACTTCCTGGCGACCCCCGAGGGCGAAGACATGATCGTCAACGTCATCCAGCGGAGCGGCATCATCGAGCGGAGTGCGACCTGATGGCGCTCGTCTCTCGAGAAGCCCTGTGGGAGTACCAGGCGGCCGCGTCGAGCACTCCACCCGTGGACCCGTTCACCGAGGTGGTGCCTGCCTCCAGCTGGCTGGGCCCTGAGCCCGCGCCGTTCGGCACCCTGGGCGACTTCATCGCTCCATTCCCGATCAACACCGCCTGGGCTGTGAACACTGGCATCTGGCTCCGACGCAACGTGGCCGTCGACGGCACCGCTCCTGTCCTCATCACCGGACGGGTCGAGAACGCCTGCTTCGTCTATTGGGACGGGGAGTTCATCGGCGGGGCGAACCTGGACAACAGCAACATCACTGGAGCTCCGGAGTGGAGCGTTGTGGTGCCTGCTGACCTGGCGGACGAGGGCACCCACGAGCTCGCTCTGCTGTGCATCGACGAGCCCGGCTCGGTCTCTGGCGACACCACCTACATCTACGTGGAGGCTGACTACCTCCCCGGCATGCTGCCCCTGCAGCCCCAGGCCCCAGTCAAGGAGACCCTGGGCTGGTTGACCGATGTCATGATATCGGAGAACGCCTCGGAGGATCGGGTCCAGGTGCGCTTGTCCCCGCGCCAGTCGTTCCGGTTCACCTACCCGGCTGACGCCATCGAGAAGAGCCGAGCCTTCAACATCGTGTACGGCAACCGCGCACGGGAATGGCTGGTGCCCGTCTGGACGCAAGCGCAGTATCTTGGCGCGGTGTCGGCGGACCTCACCACCTTGACCTGCGACCCCGACTACAGCGAGTTCCGAGCGAGCTCGCTGGCCCTCCTGTGGCAGAGCCCGACCGAATGGCAGGTGGTCGGGGTGTATGAGGTCGGCGGGAGCTCGCTCACCCTTTGCTCGGTCACCGAAGCGTTCACCGGAGCCTGGCTCATGCCGCTGCGACGCGGCCATGTGCAGGGCAACCCCAAGAAGACCTTCAACGGCTACAACTCGCAGTACGATCTACAATATGAGATCGACGACAATGCTGCTCTCACTGTAAGTGCCCCAACGCAATATCTCAGCGATGACATCTACTTCGAGCCCAGCCTGTTCAACGGGACCGAGGCAGACGAGGACATCCTGACCAAGCTCGACATCCAGGATGAAGACCTAGGGGTGGTCGACTACTTCGCCCCGTGGACCTACAACCGCACGAGCCGCATCTACCGGGTGGTGGCTGAGGACGCCCAGGAGGCGTGGGCGCTGCGGCAGTGGCTGCACCGCCGCGCGGGGCGCTTCCGGCGCTTCTGGCAGCCGAGCTTCGAGGCCGACATGCGGGTGCTCAGCACCGGCTCCATCACCAACCTGCTGATCGTGGCCAACGACGAGAACCTGCGCTACGTCCCGGAGCGGACGCACGTGGCGATCGAGGCAGGCGGCACCTGGTACGCACGAGCGATCACCGACGCTGAGCTCATCAGCGAGACGCAGCTGCAGATCACGTTGAGCTCCAGCCTGGGCGGGATTGCAGCGAGCTCCATCCAGCGCGTGTGCTACCTGGGCCTCAAGCGGCTGGACACTGACCGGATCGAGATAACGCATCTCGGGGCTGGTGTATGCCAGACCGAAGCCCGCGTGATTGAGATGCAACCATGAGCCAGATCGACCTCTACCGCATAGTCATGGGAGACCAAGTCTGGACGCTTACCAGCGCCGACGAGGATCAGGAGTACAATGATGAATTGTACGCAGCCGTGGCGATGGGCCGAACCGGCTACGAGAGTAAGAATGAGATGGCCAAGGCGAATGTAGAGGTTCGCCTGCCGCTCAGTCACGTTCTGGCGATTAACTTGCTCACTTCGTTCAACGACCAGATCATGACCTTGACTGTCTACACCAACCGAGACGGGAGCATCCAGGTTTCTTGGAAGGGGCGACTGTCTAGCCTCAAGCCGGGGGACAATGACCTCACGCTGGTGTTCGAGAGCGTCTTCACCAGCCTTCGTCGCCCTGGGCTTCGAGCCCGGTACCAGAAGTCGTGCCGCCATGCTCTGTATGGCCGGGGGTGCAGGCTGGACCCGGAGGACTTCGCCGAAGCGGCTACAGTGGATGACATCGTCGGCAGCACGATCACGGTGCCCGAAGCAGCGAGCCAAATCGACGGCTACTACCTTGGCGGCATGCTCCGAGCGGCCGACGGGGTGCTCTCGTACATCATCAACCACGTAGGCGACCAGATCACCGTGCAGCGGGTCTCCTATTCGCTGACCGCTCAATTCGATCTCGAAGGAGCCGGGACGGCGGTGACGATCTACCCTGGCTGCGACCACACCCGCGCCACCTGCAATGGCAAGTTCTCAAACGGAGATAATTACGGCGGCTTTGATTGGATACCGAGGAAGAACCCAATGGGAGGGAGCTCGATCGTCTAATGTGGTGGTTTGTCGCAGTCTTCGTCGTTTCGCTCGTGGTGGCCTATGCCACCATGCCGAAACCGCAGAACGCCAAGCCCGCTGGCTTCGACGAGCTCAAGGCCCCGACCGCTGAAGAAGGGCGCGAGATACCTGTGCTATTTGGCACCCGAGACATTAACGCGCCGAACGTCGTCTGGTATGGTGACCTGCGAACCGTGGCAATCAAGAGCAAGGGCGGCAAGAAGTGAGCGAGGTGATCGTCCAGATGCGGCACATACGAGCCGCCAAGATGTGCTCCTCGGGCACCCGTGCCTTCTTCAAGCGCCATGAGATGGACTGGAACAAGTTCCTAGCTGAGGGGCTGCCTGCCTCGGAGTTCGAGCGAACCGGCGACGCCATGGCGCTGCATGTAGTGGAGGTGGCCCGTGGGGAAGGGTAAAAAGGTCACCGTCGGCTACAAGTACTACCTTGGCGAGCACCAGGTGCTCTGCCACGGCCCGGTCGACGTGGTCACGCAAGCGCGGGTGGACGACCGGATTGCCTGGCAGGGCGAGAGCACGGGCGGTTCGATCACCATCGACGCCCCGGAGCTCTTCGGCGGTGAGAAGCGCGAAGGCGGCGTTAGCGGCACCGTCGACATCGAGATGGGTGAGGCCACCCAGGACAAGAACAGCTACCTCGTGTCCAAGCTCGCTGCAGACGTTCCGGCCTACCGAGGCGTCTTGGCGGCTGTGCTCCGCCAGTGCTACCTCGGCAACAACCCCTACCTCAAGCCCTGGGCCTGGCGAGCCCAGCGCATCCACGTGCGGCAAGACGGCATCGACCAGTGGTACGATGCAAAGGCTGAGATTGGGGATGTGCTCGTTCCGGCCACGTCGGAATGGGAGTAGCAGCGCGCCAGCAACACGCTGCCCCCGCCGTCGATCCCTGGAGGCGGCTGGACGAACGGCACCGCGCCGTTCGGCAAAGCCCCCTCGTTCACCCCGCCCCATGCCATCCAGACCTTGTGGCCACCCGACCAGGCCATCTGGATCAAGAAGAGCGTCACCTGCGTCGGCGGCTACCAGGTGCGCATTACAGGGCAGGTCGAGAACGCAGCCTTCGTGTACTGGGACGGCGCGCTCGTTGGCTCGGTCAACCCGACCAACACCGACACCCCGGTGGTGCTCACGATCGACATCACGCTGAGTGAGAGCCAGGCTTCGGCCGGGGTCCACACCCTGGCGCTCTACTGCCTCGACGACACGACCGTGTACGGCTCGACCGACAACACCTACATCTACGTCGAGGTAACGCAGCCCTCTGCCCAGAAGGACATGAACCCGGCGCACATCATCCGGGAATGCCTGACCGACCCCGATTGGGGCATGGGCTACACTGAAGATGACGTCGATGAAGACAGTTTCCGCATCGCAGCTGACAAGCTGTTCGATGAACGGCTCGGCATCTCTCTGCTCTGGGACAAGCAGATCAAGCTCGAAGACTTCATCGGCGAAATAATCAAGCATATCGATGCAGCCTTGTACGTAAGCCGAAGCACCGGCAAGTTCGTACTCAAGCTCATCCGCAATGATTATGACGTCGATGACTTGATCCTCTTCGACGAGAACAACATCGTCAAGGTGAACAACCCGAGCCGCCCCACCTTTGGCGAGCTCGCCAACTCGGTCACCGTCAATTACTGGGACCCGACGACTGGCAAGGACGCCAGCCTCAGCGTCCAGGACACCGCGCTCGTCCAGATGCAGGGCGCGGTCATCGGCACCACGCTCCAGTACCCCGGCTTCACGTCGGCCCGCAATGCCAACATCGCAGCGCAGCGAGACCTGCGCTCACTGTCCTACCCGCTGCTCAGCTGCACGATCTACGCCAACCAGGACGCCAGCAGCCTCAACATCGGCGACACGATCCGGTTCACCTGGGCGAAGTGGCAGGTCACCGAAATGGTGATGCGGATCACCGGCATCGCCTTCGGTGATGGCAAAAACAACCAGGTGCGCATCACCTGCGTCCAGGACGTGTTCACCACCCCGACGGTGCGGCTCGTCGGCGACGGCGGCACCGAGTGGGTAGACCCCTCGCAGCCACCCACGGCCGTGAGCGACCAGATCGCCTTCGAGGCTCCCTACTACGAGCTCACCCAGGTGTTCGGTCAGTCGGACATCGACGCCTCTCTGGGCACCAACACCGCCTTGGGCTATGTCATGGCAGCGGCGGCCAAGCCGACCAGCGGCATCAACGCGCGCATGTGGTCCAACCCCGGCTCGGCCTACGAGGATGTGTCCGGGCTCGACTTCTGCCCCTCGTGCACCTTGGTCAGCGACATCGAGCAGATGGACACCGAGGTGGACATCGAGAACGCCAGCGACCTTGACCTGATCGACATCGGCACCTTCGTCCAGCTGGGTGAGGGCACCAACATGGAGATATGCCGGGTCGACGCGGTCGACATCGGCGGTGGCACCGTCACCCTGGGCCGAGGGGCACTGGACACGACGCCCAAGCTGCACGATGCAGGCACTCGACTGTACTTCTGGGACCTCTACAGCGGTCAAGACCCGACCGAGTACGCGGATGGGGAAACGGTCGACGTGAAGATCACCCCGGTCTCGGGGCAGGGTCAGGTCGACCTGGTAGACGCCATCGAAATGAGCGTGATACTCGATCAGCGCGCCTACCGGCCGTACCCGCCTGGCAAGCTCAAGTTCGACACTGAAGACTACCCGGCGCTTGTGCCGGATGACGCCACGGCTGTCACCTGGGCCCACCGTGACCGGACGCAGCAGACCTCTGGAACGATCTACGACCACACGTTCGGCAACATTGGCCCAGAGGC